AGAACTTGCGGCAACAACTGCCGCTGGTGAGAAACATGTTGAAGAAATCTTAAACACTCATGCTGAGGCATTCGAAAAATTAAAACAAGCGGAAGATGATAGAGACAGGCTCTTGCAAGAGCTTGTTGATAATCCATCTGCTATTGATAGGAAACTAAAAGAATTAGGAATCAAGGAGGTCTAATGTTTTTTTTACTAATGTCTCTTGCGCACGGAGACCCTTTGATATCAAAGATCAAAGAGGGTGAGCGAGCCCCATTTGAAGGCCGCATCTTTAACGATGAAGCTGTCGCAACCGTATTAGCGGACTCCGAGTTGGCAGTCCAACAATGCGAGATAAAAAAAGATCTAGAGTGGAAAATTGAGATGGCCGATCTTCAATATCAACACGACATGTATAAGACAAAATATGAATCACTGGAGTTTAAACACACCGAACTTATGGGAATTAAAGATCAGGAGATTGATTTATTGTTAAAACACTCTTTCCCACAAAGAACTATGTGGATATTTTTAGGTGGATTCACCATTGGAACAGCATCATCGCTTGCAACCTATTATGCTGTGGAGAGAATAAATGATACGAATTAAAATAAAAAGAATGACTCAAAAGATAGTTGACATGGTTTGTCCAAAACCAACACAAGATCTAGAGCTGAATACAAAAAATAGAGACTCGGCAATCAAGGCTGAACATATCAAGTATGGCCCTTTAAACGTCGATGATCCCGGAGACTATTGGGATGAAATAGCTGTCCACTGGGATACAGATGTAGAGGCGGCAAAGAAGTCACTGTGCGGTAATTGCGTTGCTTTCGACATTAGTCCTAGAATGGATGAATGTATGCCCGGAACAACATCTGATGACGATGGTCGGCTTGGGTACTGTTGGATGCATAATTTTAAGTGCCACTCCGCCAGAAGTTGTTATACTTGGGCCAAAGGTGGTCCTATCAAAGAAGATGAAGTTTCTTATGATTGGCAAGAACGAGGTGAACATTGAAATCAAAAGATCCAAACTATATTGCTAAGGTTGAAAAAGCGATTGCCGACAAATATGGAAAAGAAACCATCGCCCACCCCAAAGCGGATTGGGACGATGAAAAAGAGATGGAGTATCTCAACGAACTCAAAACGAACTACCGCTCCCTCAACGAAGAGCAAGAGAAGGAAGAGGTCAACGGTGTTTTAATCTCAAAAGAACTACTTAATAAGAAGACAAATAGATCTTGTCCTACTTGTAATTCTTATTCTTTCAAGTCTCGTGATGATTTGTATATGACAAAATTCCAATGTTGTTACAAATGCTACATCCAATTCGTTGAAGGAAGAGAGGAAAGGTGGGCAACTGGTTGGAGGCCAAATAAATGAGCAACGAAAAAACATTAGAAATTATTCAAGGACTATCTCAAGCTGCCGCTAACGCTTATGATGGATCTCATGATGAAAGATTTTCTCTCGATGGACAAGCCCGAGAAATAGGTTTGCGAAGAGAAACTGGTTGTCCAATTGTAGATAGCCGAGTGATTGATGGATTCTCTGTAAAGTTTTATGGTGACTCAATGATCATCAACTACCAAAGCGACATTCGAATGAAAGAGTTGAAGAATAATCGCTTCGAAAACGAAATAGCTGCGACCCTTAATGATGTAAAGAAATTCCTCCAGAAAGAATATAAGTCAATCACAGGAAATTCAGTTACCCTTACCAAGAAAGGTGAATGTAGAGTTCTTGTTCAACAAACATCAAATGTTCGCACCTTCGTCCAAGCTTATCAACATTATAAGGTAAGCGGACTTTCAATGGACGGCATCGGAGAACCTTCCGCACCGACTGAAAGAGATGTTACAAAAAAGTTTTTAGAACAATTCTCTGATAAGAGACCATCTAACGATACAAGACCAAAAGGAAATTAAGTTATGAAAATCAACAAGCAACAACTAAAACAGATCATCAAAGAAGAGTTGGAGGAGACAATGACTTCTGCACAGTTGGACCTTGAACAGCCTGAGCCAAACGAAAAACTTCTACAATTGATGGGCAAAGTAATGGACAGGGCATTGGAAATGATGAAAACAGACGAGTCTGCCCTAGGGCACAAATTGGAGAGTGAAATGTCCAAGATGTCTAATGAAGTTGTCACTTCAAGACTGGAAGACATCGACGGGATGGCACGAGAGCTTGTTGAGAAATTTAAAGCAAGGATAGCTAAATGAAACTCACAAAAGAATCACTAAAACAAATTATCAAAGAAGAGCTTGAAGCTGTGATGACGGAAGATCCTCTGTATACTCCTACTGGCGAATCAGAAATTTTAAATCCAAACGACGAAGCAGACTATGAAAAGTTTGCTCAATTTGGAATTCGTGATCCGAAAGCAGTTGCTGCGAAACGTCTAAAGGACATGAACATAGCAAAGCCAGAAGGGAATTATCAATGGTCGTTTATCGTGCCTCTAAGAAGTGGCGAACGAGGCCGTTGGGCTTGGCAAAAGATGGACAACACCAGAGCCTCCGCCGCCCCACCAACTCCGGAAGAAGAAGATGCGAGACAGACATTTGATAAAAATCTTGCTAGACTACAACGTAGATAAACTTGGGTGACAAATGAAACTCACAAAGCAAGAAATCGTTAAAGAACTTGTTAAGTGTGGGAAAGATCCTCACTACTTTATTGATAATTATTGTAAGATCTCCCACCCTCTCAAAGGTCAAATTCCGTTCAAGACTTATGACTATCAGAGAGAACTTCTTCAAGACTTTAACGACTACCGCTTCAACGTTATCTTAAAAGCAAGGCAGCTCGGGATCTCAACAATCTCGGCTGCTTATGTTGCTTGGTTCATGTTGTTTCATCGAGAAAAGAACGTTCTCGTAATCGCAACGAAACTATCCACAGCAACAAATCTAATAAAGAAAGTGAAGATGATCTTTAAGAACCTTCCTTCTTTTATGTTGATCGCAAAGATCTCAATTGATAACAAGCAGTCCTTTGAATTATCAAATGGGTCAATGGTAAAAGCCGCATCCACATCTGGCGATGCTGGTCGTTCGGAAGCATTATCTCTACTCATTGTGGACGAGGCTGCTTTCGTAGATGGCTTTGACGAGCTCTGGACGGGTCTCTATCCCACTCTATCAACAGGGGGTAGGTGTATAGCCCTTTCCACTCCTAACGGCGTAGGAAACTGGTTTCACAAGACTTATACGGAAGCCGAGACTGGAACAAATGATTTCCATAATATTAAACTTCTGTGGAATGTTCATCCCGAAAGAGACCAGCTTTGGTTCGACAAAGAGACGAACAACATGTCCAAGCGAGANATNGCACAGGAATTGGAGTGTTCGTTNAACGCTTCNGGNGAAACTGTTATAAACCCNGAAGATCTTGANNTTCTNCACGGAGGNTTNNNNGANCCAATTTACAGATCAGGNTTTGATCGAAACTTTTGGATATGGGAAAAATATGAAGAAGGTGTGCCATACATTCTCTCCGCCGATGTGGCGAGAGGAGACGGAGCAGACTTTTCTTGCTTCCATATCGTAAGAGTCGATACAATGACCATTGTTGCCGAATACCAAGGTAAGCCCGACTTAGATATGTATTCCCGCATCCTATTTGATGCTGGTAATGAATATGGAAATTGCCTTCTTGTTGTTGAAAATGTTGGAGTCGGAATTGCTGTTTTGGAGAAGTTAAAAGACCTTCAATACAAAAAACTTTATTATTCTATTAAATCAACTCATGAATATGTAGAGGCTTATTTGGCGGAATATGACGAGAGAGCAGTGCCTGGATTTACAACATCAACAAAGACAAGACCATTAATCGTAGCCAAATTGGAAGAGTACATAAGAAACAAACTAATTAATATACATTCCTCGAGGGTCTTTCATGAATTGAAAACATTTGTATGGGTTAATGGCAAGCCTCAAGCCATGCGATCTTATAATGATGATTTGGTTATGTCTTTAGCAATTGCCTGTTGGGTTCGTGATACGGCACTCACAGAAAACGAAAGAGACATGGCATATAAGAAAGCAATGCTTGGCGGAGTATTCAAGAGTACAACAACTATGAATACTCAAATCAAGGGCCAAAACTTTTACAAAGAAACATTTCAAGAAAAACACCAAGAGGAGATGGATAAAACAAAAGAATTTTTCTGGATATATAAAGGATAAAGTATGGCTCGTAATCATAGAAACCCGAACAACAATGAAAACTCGTTGTTCAAAACACTAACAAGAATGTTCTCGGGCCCAATTACCCAACGAAGAACACAGTCAGGCCGTCAATTACGAAGAAGGCATCTTGACATGTATTCGAAGAGGTTCAAGACAGCTTCGGGTCAGCAATTTAAAAAGACAGAATATAACCCCATGAATTCCATGGCACTGAACATGATCACCAATCGTAACCGTGCCGAGAGATATGTTGACTTTGACCAAATGGAGTTCACTCCAGAAATCGCATCATCCATTGATATTTACGCCGATGAGATGACGACGCATTCATCGCTAACCCCAGTGCTCCACATCAAGTGTCCGAATGACGAAATTAAATATGTACTACACTCTCTCTATTATAACATAATGAATATTGAACACAACCTATTTGGTTGGGCGAGAACGATGTGTAAATATGGAGATATGTTTCTCTATCTTGACTTGGACGAAGAGAAAGGTCTCCAGAACTGTATCGGTCTACCAGCAGATCAAGTTGAGCGCTTAGAGGGCGAAGACCCAACAAATCCAAACTACGTTCAGTTTCAATGGAATAGTGCCGGCTTAACGTTAGAAAATTGGCAAATAGCACATTTCAGAATCTTAGGCAACGATAAACACGCTCCATACGGAACAAGCGTACTAGAGCCTGCTAGACGGATCTGGAGACAACTTACCCTCCTAGAAGATGCTATGATGGCATATCGAATTACTCGATCCCCAGAGAGACGAGTATTTAAAATTGATGTTGGTGGAATCGCGCCACAAGATGTCGAGCAGTACATGCAAAAAGTCATGACACAAATGAAGCGACATCAAGTTGTCGATGATAAGACAGGGCGAGTAGACTTGCGCTACAACCCTCTTTCAATTGAAGAGGATTACTTTATCCCAATCAGAGGCGGACAGTCCTCTACGGAGATCATTAACCTTCCTGGTGGTCAGTTTACAGCACAGATCGAAGACGTCAAGTACTTGCGAGACAAATTGTTCTCTGCCCTCAAAGTTCCTCAATCATACTTGTCCATGGGAGATGGTGCGACAGAAGATAAGACAACGTTGGCTCAGAAAGATGTTCGTTTTGCTAGAACAATTCAGAGATTACAAAGAGTTATCTTGGCTGAGCTAGAAAAGATTGGAATTATTCATCTTTACACTCTTGGATATCGTGGAGACGATCTTCTTAATTTCAAACTATCTCTAAACAATCCATCGAAGATTGCTGAAATGCAAGAGCTTGAGCATTGGAAAACCAAGTTCGATATTGCTGGAGCTGCCACAGAGGGATACTTCTCTCGTCGGTGGATCTCTGAGAACCTTCTTGGTCTCTCCCAAGACGAATATCTCCGAATGCAGAGAGAAATGTTTAGCGATAGAAAGTTTATGGCAGGACTTGAGGCAGCAGGACAACCCCCAGAAGGTGGTGACGGAGGCCTTGGAGGAGACTTAGGTGGTGACCTCGGAGGAGACACTGGTGGAGATCTTGGCGGAGACTTAGATGGAGACCTGGGCGGAGATGATGCGGCTCCAGCCGCAAGCGGAGACGAACCGGACCTCTTAGCTGAACCGCCAGCAAAGCGAGATGATGATGCGAAACCCCGTGGCCCATACAAAAAGCACAAGCTTACATACAAGAAAGGCGGACTGAAAAAACAAATGAACAACACCGCCTCTGGTGAGATTGGTACCGATAGAAAAATCTGGCCCGGTAAGGTTGGGTTTGGTGGACTGGACTCTTTAGCAAGAGGTGTCACAGAATCTAACGATTTTGAAGAAGCTAAACTATTTAAAGCAGAAGGCGAAATTAAATCGCTAATTGAATCATTAACAAGAAAGGAAGACAGAGATGAAGCATAATAAGAAAAGAAATACCGCTTTTCTTTACGAGTGTCTGATCCGTGAATTAACGAAGGCAATCATTAAAGAAGACAAGGGGCAGCAAAGCGTTGTTAAATCAATACTAAAAGAGTTTTTCTCCACAAATAAAGTGTTGCGACAAGAACTAAATCTTTACAACTCGCTATTAGAAAGTAAAGAAATGTCAAAAGATTATTCTCAACGATTTTTAATTGAGACAAAAAAAGACTTTGACAACATGGATCGCAAAGAAGTTTTCAATGAGCAGACTGCCTTGATTAACAGGATCAACAAAGCACTTGGTAGTAAGGCATTCTCAAACTTTGTCCCAAACTATAAAGACTTAGCAACTGTTGGATTGTTCCTTCAAGACTCAAACATTGGAGCTAAGAAAAGAATTATGCTTGAAGACAAGATGGTATCTCTCCTTGGTCGCAAAGAGCAAACCTTAACAGAGATGAAGCACATTGATAAACTTGAGTTCAAAATGTTTGTTGACAGATTTAATAGCACATATAAACATTCATTATTAATAGAACAAAAAGAATTGCTTGGAAACTTTATCACTTCTTATTCAGACAATGGTCTTGGTTTAAAGGTTTATCTAAATAATGAAATTGGACGCCTCAAGGAGGCCGTGTCTACCGAGATCATAGAGAGCACCAATAAGGGCCTAACCGAAAATTTTCAAAAAGTTAAAGCAAAGCTGGATAGTTATGCGAAAGAGCCTCTAAAACAGGCTGTAATCGAAGAAGTTTTTTATATTCAAGACCTTTTAGCGGAGGTAAAGAGAGATGTCAGTTAATATCAACATTGTATCCGATGAAGAGGAGGTGGAAGCTCCACCAGAACCACAAGGTGTAAAAATAGAAATCGTCCAGAAAGACGAGATTAGCTTCAAGCTGATGACCCGCTCTGCAATAAATGGCGATATTATGATTCTTGACCACAAAGATATCGACATTGTTTTACAGCAGAAGGACGGCAAGATTATTACATTTGCAAAAGAAACCATTTCTGATTTTACATACGGCGCTGAAGCAAGACTTCTTGAGTTTATGAGAAGCAAGGGTGTTTTGGAATATGATTCAATCCAAGGTGGAAACATCTATGGATCACTCGAAGGTAAGCTAATGGAATCTACAGAAGTAGAGGTCAACAAGGTAGCACTCAAGGTAATCTCCGAATGGATGAATACTGAAGAATCTTATTTAAAAGGGACAACAGCATACGACCGCATGGAAGACGAGCACTTGCTTGATCCAAACAATGAGTTTTCAACCAACCTTGGTGAAGTACCTCAATCTGCTGAAAAGGGATCTATTAGAAATGATAACCTTTTCGCACCATATCTATATGGAAGATATACATATGAGTAAGCACAAGCTTATAATGGAAAGTTGGCGAAAGTTCCTCGCTGAAGGAGATAGAGGCTACCGCACTACAACTCCCGAAGGTGACGACATATATTTATATCACAAGACAATGGGTCCTACTGGTACAAATAACAGGATCGTATTGTATACAATTGATCCAGATGCTTTTTTTATACCACCAGGTGGAGAAGTCAACATGGAAGAGTTGTTGAATGGCCAAAAAGATATTGGCTCAATTTTTATCTTCCCAGCTTCAAATCGCGAGCCCTGTATCCCAGAGACCTATCAAGTTGGAGCAGTTCATACTGCACCGGACTTTGACGGCCAAGGTTATGGAACTTTGTTGTATGATCTTGCTTTTTTATTAGCGGGATCCAATGGTTGGGGTTTAACCTCTGATAGGGATACTGGAACTAAAACTACTGCTCGTGGTATATGGGCAAGCATTGAAGCAAACGATGCGAAATATCAAAAAAGAAAAACAGAAGAAATTCCTATAAGCGATGTTGATTTGGACTACATACACCCTCAGCCTGAAGAGGGGGCAACATCAATTGGTGGAAATGATACATTTGATTACAGTGGACGAACACCTGATCCAGAGGATGATTGTACCAGAGACTATGAAGGGCGAAACACCGCCACAAACCACAGTTTTGTGATGAAAGATTTGACAGAGATTAAAGGGGTGTACGACGAATTAAAAAATAATCATGAACAACTGGTGAAGTTGATGGATGAATATGATGAGTCA